GACGAGATCCAAGGGAAGTACAGCGAGGACGATCTCAAGTATCCGTCAATGCAACGCAGCTACCGTGCGGACATTGATCAAGTAAAAATCAACGAAGCAATACTTGCCGAACTGGAGCAACAACCATGAACATCGACGCCATCCTGGCCGCAGGCTGGCAAAAGCCGGAGTAGTTGGGTTATACTGAGCAACACGGCCCGACCTCTTGCCACTGGCTACGTCGGGGTTATTATCCACCTTAATCCGGGGAGTTGGTGGCCCCGACTTATTTCATGCCGCACACGGATCGTGCATTCTTGCCCGCTTTATTGCGGGCTTTTTTGTGGTAGACTCAAAAGTATGACAAATCCAGTAGGCAGACCCACCAAATACAACTCCGAGCTTCAAGAGCAGGCCGATGATTACCTGTTCAATTGGAGTGAGCGCGATGCCGTGCCTAGCCGCGTTGGCTTGTGCTGTTACCTTGGCATATCGAAGCAAACCAGCTTCGAGTGGGAGCGCCTATACCCTGAATTTTTAGCCACGTTACGGGCCGTTGAGACGCTGCAAGAGCATACCGCCATGAACAAGGGCATTACTGGCGAGTTTAACAGCACCATCGTTAAGCTGGTTCTGGCCAATCATGGATACAGCGATAAGGTGGAGCAGGCCCACACAAGCCCGGACGGCTCCATGTCCCCTGGCGTTACCCAAGATGCCGTACTGCAAGCCCTGAAAGCGAAACATGACGCCAAATGAAATCGCCACCTACCGAACCGACCTGCTAGAGTTTGTCAAGGTCATGTTTCAGGCCCGTAAGGGTGCGCCCCTAAAAGAGAATTGGCATCAAGCCGCAATCTGTAGCGCCCTTGAGCGTGTCGTTATCGGAAAGACCAATCGGCTAATCATCAATATCCCGCCCCGCTCCGGCAAAACCGAATTGGCCGTGATCAACTTCATTGCCTGGTGCATGGGTAACTTTCCTGAGTCTGAATTTATCCACGCTAGTTACTCTAAGCGGCTCGCAACGAATAACACCTACAACGCCCGCGCTGTCATGCAAAACGAGACTTACGGGCGAATCTTCGGCCCACCTGTATTTCGTGGCGACTCAAACGCCAAAGACGAGTTCCGGACGGATGCGGGCGGCATCGTGTACGCGACTGGCGCAGATGGCACCATCACTGGCTATGGCGCTGGCGGTATGACTGACCGATTCAAGGGCGCAATCATCATTGACGACCCGCACAAGGCCGGTGAAGGCAACTCCGACACGATGCGGGCCAATGTCATAGACTGGTTCAGCACCACCATGGAGAGCCGGAAAAACAGCCCTGATACGCCGATCATTCTGATTATGCAGAGACTCCATGAAGAGGATCTTTCCGGGTATTTGTTGGGCGGCGGCAACGGGGAGTATTGGGAGCACCTGAACATTCCGGCCATTCAGGGTGATGCCAGCTTTTGGCCTGAGCAATTCCCGCTTGATGACCTGAAGCGCATGGAGGCGACAAACGCTTATCGTTTTGCCGGCCAGTACATGCAAAGCCCGGCCCCGATTGGCGGCGGCATATTCAGGGATGAATGGTGGCAATACTACAAAGCCCTGCCGCGCATCACCTACCGCATGATTTACGCCGATACCGCCCAAAAGACCAAAGAGCAAAACGACTACAGCGTGTTGCAATGCTGGGGCATGGGTCGAGATGGGCGAATTTACCTTCTGGATATGATTCGCGGCAAGTGGGAAGCGCCTCAACTTTTGGTGCAAGCAAAAGCGTTCTGGCAAAAGCACAAGGCCGATAAAAACATGGGCGTTTTGCGCCAACTTAAGGTTGAAGACAAGAGCAGCGGCACAGGACTGATTCAGCAGATGGGGCAGGCCGGCATACCGGTAGAGGGCATCCCCCGAGGCACCGACAAGGTAACGCGGGCGCTGGACGTTGCGCCCCAGGTGCAAGCGGGCAACGTAGTATTGCCGGAAGATGCGCCGTGGCTGTCCGACTACCTATCAGAATTTACAGCGTTCCCGAACGCGGCGCATGATGATATTGTTGACCCGACAATGGACGCCATTTCTGATATGCTTATTGACAACGACGTATTCGACTACAACCGCCTCCTATAAGAGCCGAGCCATGAAGATCACAGAGACGTTCAGAGACGGGATTCAGAGCCTTAACAGCATGCTGGCCAACCGGCGAAACGCGCAGAACAACAACCGGCTGTCGTCCGGGCGCGTGGACTGGGAAGAGTTGCGGGCTATCTACCGCATGGGTATCGGCTCCAAGATCATCCGGCTGAAAACCGGCATCGCTCTGAACGACACGCTGCAATTTGAGAGCGAGGCGGACAAAGACTTTTACCAGGCGCGGTTGCAGCAATACGTCAAGGACGCCGCCAAGTTCCAGCTGGCCTTTGGTCGTGCATTGTTTGTGGTGCATGAGCCGGGAGCGGATCTGAGCCAGCCCATCGGCAGCATTAGCGACTGGTCCCGCGTGCGGTATCACGTGTTCAGCGGCGACATGATTTATGTGCAGTCCGTCAACCTGGATCTGTCCAGCCCCAATTATTTCAAGCCCCAGGCTTACAGCGTGCGAGGGTTCACCATCCACCCGAGCCGCGTGGTCGATTTCAAGTATGTCGAGCCTGTTGAGATGGACGCGCCGGAATACTTCTACGGCGGCATTTCTGAGTTTGAGTTGATCCGCAATGAGTTGGTGTCTGATCAGGTAGTGCAGAGAGCTGTGCCGGCCATTCTTGAAAAGTCGTCTACCCTGTTTTACAAGATCAAGGGCTTCAAAGAGCTACTGGCCGATAAGCAGGAAAAGGGCTTGCTTGAGTACCTTGGCGCTATCGAGAACACGCGCAGCATTTACGGCGCGGGCGTGGCGGATCAGGATGATGTCATCGAGACTCACAACCAGGCACTGAGCAACCTTGCCGAGTCGGACATGATCACGTTGCGCCGGCTGTCCATGGTCACCGGCTTGCCGCTGTCGTGGCTGGTAGGCGAGGCAGCCAAAGGACTGAACAGCACGGGCGAAGGCGAACGGCAAGTGCTGAAGCAGACCATTGAAAGCTACCAGTCCGATTACCTGCTGGCGAATATTAACCGCTTGATGAAGTTGCACGGGCGCGGGCCGGTTGAGTTTAAGGATGGCTTGCTTGAAACCGACACCGACCGGATGGATATGCAGACCAAGGCTATCGACAACGCCCTGAAGCTGTGGCAGATGGGCGAGGACTACGGCAAATACCTGGAAGATCACGCGGTCATTGAGAAGGACGACTTTGCCGAGTTCTTTGGAGAAGACGAGCCAGAAGGACCGGAGCCGCCTGCCGAAGTGGATCTACAGAGCCTGTTGAGTGGTGGCGACAATGGCCAAGCGTGAAGTAACCGCACAAGGCGGGGCAGAGTTTAAAGCCCCCGAGCCGCCTAAGACCGAGATCCGCGAGTTTGGCCAAGCCATACGCGGTATGGTTGAGCAGATGGAGCGGCGGTTTCGCAATCAGGTGTTCGGGGAGCTGAACCAGTCCACCATCAAGAAGTTTGAGACGGCGGATACGGCAGAAGCCCTTGAGCGTGCCAGCTATAGCTTTGCAGACGCCCAAATCGGCAACTTTGCTAACGTGTTCCTGAAGTTGGCGGACAAAACCCGGCGCAAGTTGCTAAGGCAGTACGATGATAAGCGCCTTGAGAAGCTGGCCAAGCGCTACACCGGCAAGGTTAACCGGCGCAACCAGAATGAGCTCTATCAGCGCGTAGAGAAGCGCATCGGCATCAGCGCCGCTGAACTGGAGTCCACCGAAGGGCTCACGTTTCAGATCAACGCCTTTCAAATGGAAACCTACCAGTGGTTGCGCAAGATGCGCGACGACACCATGCAGCAATGGACAAGCAACACGCTCAGGGACATGGCAGAGGGCAAGACCCTGCCGGAGATTCTTGAGCAGTTTGAGGGCATGGTAGAGAAGCGAAAGAACCATGCGGAGATGGTGGCCCGTACTCAGATCAGCACGTTTAACTCGTTGGTGACGAAAACGCGGGCGCGGAATCTTGGGATTCAAAAGGCGGTTTGGGTTAGCTCAAACGATGAGAGAGTCCGGGGCAATCCGTCAGGAAAGTATCCAAACGTAAAGCCGAGCCACTGGTGGGCGGATGGCAAAGAGTTCGATTTGTCCGAAGGGTTGACGTTCCCGAATGGCCAGACATTGCTTCCTGGTACAAGTTATCAGTGCCGTTGCGACTATAGGCTTTTGATTCCAAAGCCAGAAGAAAGCGAGGGCGAATAAATCGCCCTCAACACTTAAGCTCTTCTCCAACCCTTGTGGCTGGGCCTGCCTCCTTTGTAGGCTCTGTGAAGCTGGGATTTTGATAGCCCGTTTTGCCGGCAAAATTCGGCCATATTGTAGAACTCGACTATCTCCCCATCCGGGCTTTTCATCTTAAATGTTTTGGCCAGGGCTTTTTCTGTATTCTTCCTTGCGGTTACGAAAAGGCACGTATTCGGCGAATAGACCATGTTGCCATCTATTTTTATATCCTTGTCCACCTCCCAATCGTCGTCATGCTTTGGCTTGTTCTCGTGATACCATTTTGCAAAATTCTGAAAGTTCAGCCATTCCTCGCACACTGATACACCTCTACCACCGTACCTGCGATAGCTTTGACAGTTTTTGTAATAGCACCTGTAAATCATGCCTATCCAGCACTTATAGGCAGGGGTAGTCTTGTAGTTTATTGTGTTCCTGTAAGGCCCGATACCGATAGTGGCAACGCCTAGCACAGTGTTAGATCCTCGATCTAGTATCCTGCCCTCTCTGACGGTTTGTGATTTGCACTCGGTTTCGTAACCGCTTTCAACAAACCGAACCTTTACTCTGTTTCGGTTGTGGTACTCAACTATCTCAATGTCTCCGTTTTTGGTGTTGTGGATGAAACCGGTTATCATGTCTTTAGGCGTAGCCATATTCTGATCTCCTTTGGTAGGGATTTCATTGTATGGCATTACGCTATCATTTTAAAGGTCATCCATTAGGAAAAAGACAATGGCTAACCGCTTTACAAGATACCTGACCGACTTGCTCCCGCGCACGGGCCGACTGATCCGCGAAGACGGCACGCCATTTAACCAGGCGGATTACTTGGAAGCCAAAAACCGCGATGAAATATCCGTGCAATCGGTGCTTGGCAATGCGTATGCAGCATCATGGCGCGGGGTCATCGCGGGCAATGCAACGGTTGATCTGGTTCTGGCTATCCCGGCAGACGTTAAGGTGTATTTCCACCTCCGCCAACAAGCCATCGTTGGCGGTCAGCTGGAATGGGAGCTGAGAGAGAAGCCCGACGCCGGCTATGCCGTTGTGCAGACCATCCACGGGCAGAACGTGGACCGCGCGATCGGCAACCAGTCCGGCGCGGCCATTGTTGAGACGAGCGGGGTGACAGGCTCCACGTTTTTGCGCGAGGGCATTATCTATCCAGCTGGTACAGGCTCAAATCGCACCAGCGCGACCACCACCAGCGCCGATGCCGTGCCTCAGTATGTGCAGGAAGCCGAGCCAGTGCTCAGGCTGAACAACACCAATGGCGAGGATATGCTGACGGTGGTTAACTTTATTTGGGCGGAGTTGCCGAGGGCGTGAGTTTGGGTTAGAGTTATTGGGCGGCTAGGGCAGTACACCCGAAAGCAGGCTTGAACCACCTGTTGCCGCCTATATCCATGGTTCGACAGCATGTAAGGTTCAGCATGGAAATCAAGCCTATTACGCGCAATCAGTGCGCACCCTTCATTTTAGAAATTCACTACGCTAAGCGCTGGCCATCTATAAGTTACGCTTTTGGGCTATTCGATGAGTCCGAGCTAATTGGCGTGGTGACCTATGGAACACCGCCTAGCGCACCGCTAAAACGCGGAATTGCAGGCGAAGAATTCAAGCATCAGGTGCTAGAGCTTAACCGTCTGTGTTTGAAATATAACCGCAAAAACGAGGCCAGCCGCTTAGTTGGCGCAAGCCTCAAGAAATTGCCAGAGTGCATTGTCGTGAGCTTTGCCGATACGGCTCAAGACCATAAAGGTTACGTATATCAGGCTTGTAACTTTCTATATTGCGGATTGAGCGCAAAGCGTACCGACTGGAAAATTAAGGGAAAGGAGCATCTGCACGGGCAGACAGTTGCCGACGAATTTAGAGGCCGGAAAGACAGGGCGGCAGCGATGCGCGAGAAGTACGGAGATGACTTCTATCTTGCTGCCCGACCGCGCAAGCATCGTTACGTTTATCTAGTGGGCAGCAAGTCGTTTAAGCGTCGGGCGCGGAAAGCTATAAGGTATAAGGTTGAAAATTACCCCAAGTAGCCCAACCCCTTGACCAAAACCACCCAACGGCATAGACTTATGTAAACCAACTGGAATAAAAGTCTATGCCAGCTCAACCAATCCGCCGCCAGTTCGCAGACCTAGCGACGTACTCGGTCACTGATCGCACGGCTGTCAGTGTACGCGATGGCGTGCTTGAGTACTTGGGCGCTGAGCTAGGGCTTGAGCCTGCCGATAAGGTCTTTACCGTTTACCGTTCGCCTGCCACCATTGCCAACGCGGCTTATATGATGGCGGGCATCCCGCTGACTGACGAGCATGTGACCATTGACGGCCCTGCACCGGATACCGGCAGTACCGTGACCACCTCCGAAGTGATTGACCAGATTGACGAGCCTACGTTTGCCCGGTTGGCCGTCAAGAACAAACTGGCCGTGTCGGACTCTATGGGCGTGATGCTGGAAGATAAGCGGCAACTGTCATTGGGCTACACTGCTGACCTTGTACCTCATTCCCGATGGGACTTTGAGCAAGTGGGCATTGTCCCGCACCACCTGGCAGCCGTATCAGCAGGGCGCTGTGGCCCGCTGTGCAGTTTCCTTGATCGTAAACCACCGCAACCGCAAGAAAAGGAGGGCGACATGCCCAAATTGCATAAAGCGTTTTTGGACGCAGAGGGTGCGGTTAGCTTGGAGCAGATCGTGGAAATGGCCACGTCCCTGCCTGACGCTATCCGTAAAGTGCCGGTTGATCGCCTTCAGGAGATCATGCCGTCACTGCAAGAGATCATGTCTTACGCCAAAGAGCAGGGCGCTATGCCTGCCGAGGAAGAAGGCGAAGGCATGGAAGACGAGGATAAGTCGGAAGCCCCGGCAGAGTCCGAAGAGGAAGAAATGAGCGACGAAGAGAAGCCGAAATTCTCCGACGCTGATTTCAAGGACGCCGTAGCCAAGGCCGCACAAGCCGAGGTGAAGCGCTACGCCGAAGTGGTCAACAAGGCCCGCAACTTCCTCGACAGCGATTACGATTTCACCAGCAAGAACGCGAACCAAGTAATGCGCGACGCGCTGGCGACTCAATCAACTGATAAGTTTGAAGACTCCGAGCTGCCGGTGGCATTTAAAATGCTGCGCAAAGCAGACGCGGACTATTCAAAGTTTGGCGACAGCAAGCCAGAAGGCGGACTGTCTGCCCGAATCAAAGCTCAACTGGAGGGCTAACCCATGGCTTTTGGTAACACTGTATTGGCAGAAAACAAAGACCTGCCAGCGGGCGAGGTCATCAAGGCCAGCCCTCACAACGTATCCGCCTTTGAAGTATTTGAGGATGGGCTGATTGAAGGCCGTTTCGTCAAATACGACACCGGCTCTATCGACAACCTGGACAGCTCAGCGACTCCGACCATTGCCGGCATCGCGCGCCGTAAGCCGACTGGCGAAATTGGCACGGGCATCTACTCCACCAGCGGTCAGGAAATTGATCAGGTGGCGGAAGTGATCAACTTTGGCTTTGCCACTGTCACCGTGACCGACGCAGCAGACCCGGCCAAGTATGATCAGGTGTACGTATCTAACACAGATGACGCAGACCGGGGCAAGGCTTCCGAGGTCGATACGCTGCTGGAAGTGCCGGGTGTGGTGTTCTGGGAACAGAAAGCCGCGAACGTCTGGCTTGTCCGAATTAACCAATACCTATAAGGAGCTGAATCATGGGTATGACTGAACAGCGAGTAAAAAGCCTTTATGACATTCGCTCCTTTGAGGATAAGGCAGCGTTTGCAAAGGCGCATTTCAAGGACGACGGCGGGATCATCCTTGCCCGAAACCTTGAGCACGTATCTGCCGAAATCTTCACGCAAGAGTTTGCGGGCCTGACGTTTCTGAACCAGGGCGTTACCGTGAACAACGAAGGCGGCTATGCTACCAGCATCAAAAAGCTGAAGCTGGCGGTTGAGGGCGGCTTCCGTGAGTCCGGCACCAACACCAACACCACTGGCAAGATCACTCTGTCTGGCGAAGACGACTCCATTCCCGTGTTTACCATGGAAGGCGAGTCCGACTGGTCTGAGATCGAGCTGAAGCAAGCTGAGCTGCAAAACATCAACCTGCCGAGCCGATTCTTCGAAGGCCATGCCGAGCTGTACAATCGCAAGATTGACGACCTGGGCTATGTGGGCCATTTCCGCACTGACGGCACCAGCAAGACCACCGGCCTGCTCAACTACGGCTGGGCGACTGACGCCGCTGGCGGTACCGCCGAAACGCTAACCGGCGCTGAGCTGTATCAGGAGATTGCAGACCTGATCACCCGCCAGTGGGCAGGCGTGCTGAACGTGGAAACCTTCAAGGCTGACCGTGTGGTTATGCCGGCCCGCGTGTATAACGTGTGTGCCAAGAAGATCCTGAACAGTGCCGGCTCTGAAATGTCTGTACTGGCAGCGCTGAATGCCAACTTCCCTGAAGTGAACTTCGGCCTGACCACCAAGGCAGATGCCGACACTAACCCAGGCGGTCTTCTGTCAGCCTCCACCACCGTCGCGTTCTCCAGCAACCGCCGCGCCATGCAAATGCGCATCCCGGTTCCGCTGAACGTATCCAGCGTGGATCAGCGAGGCTTCAAGTATTACGTTGAATCGTTCTTCGGCGTAGCTGGCTTGGACGTGATCGAGGAAGACGCCGCGCAGACCCTGACCGGCCTGTAAAGCAACCACAACGGCCAAGGAAGGCCGTGCCCATTGGGAGGTTTTATGGATAACGAACAGATCAACATGGAGCCGGAAGAACAAAAGCCGGAGCCCAAGCCGCGCAAGCCAAAGCGCGAGAGCTACAAAAACATTGCAAACTGTACGGTTATGGTCATGGGCCAGCCGGTGCAGAAAGGCGAGTCGTACACGCTGACAGCGGACGACCGCAAAGACAAGTACGCCATGAAGCGGCTGGAACGCGCCGTTGAATTGGGCCTGCTGGAAAAGGCGTAACGCATGGCCATTCTGGATGATTTCAAGTCCCGTTTTCCCGAGTTCGACGCCACTACGGCAGACCAGTACATTCCGATTTTGGAACCTATCTGGCCTTGCTACTACGGCGGCAAATACGAGACCGCGTGCGACAAAGAGATCATCCTGAACCTGCTGGCCCACTTACTGGTTAACGAAACCAGCACGGGCAGCGGCAACGTCAAGTCTACGCAGTCCAAGTCAGTCGGCAATGTATCCATTAGCTACAGCAGTGGATACGCACCGACCAGCGAGCGCATGGACTGGCTGAGCCGCACCAAGTACGGAATGCGCTACATCATGTTGACGCGCAAGCGCCAGGGCGCGGTGTTCGTATGACCCAACTCAAGCCTGAAGAAATGGCCAAGCACGTGCAGCGCATGGCGGATAACATCAAGGCCGCCAAGCGGGGCAGCGTGGCTGTAGGTCTGCCGCCTGAGAAGATCGGCGGCAAGGTCTACGGCGACGGCATGAGCGTGATTCAGGTGGGCGCTATCCACGAGTACGGGGCCGGCAACAACCCGCGTCGGTCGTTCTTGCGCGTGCCGTTTGAGACAAAGCGCGATGAGATCACGGCGGCGATTGCGGCGCAGTTCAAGGCCGTGTTTGAAGATGGGCGAGACGCGAAACAGGCGCTCGGGCTTGTTGGGGCAGAGGCTACTAACTTGAGCAAGGGCGCTTTCCGTACGCGCGGGTACGGCACCTGGCCGGACATCAAGCAGTCCACCAAGAACGCCAAGGGTAGCAGCCAGCCGCTTATTGATACCGGCACGCTGCGCAATTCTATTACTTGGGTGGTGAGGGGCGTATGATTCTGGACATGTCCGACGCCCTGACCGAGTGGGAGCGCCCCACCCTGATCAAGACCGTAACCACCACGACCGTGGATTTTGTGGAGACGGAAGTGATTGCGGGTCGCACGCAGGATTGCGTGATCCAGGTGGCGCAGAAAGAGCAGCTTAACCCCGACACCATTGATTGGTCCCTTGAGTATTTAATGGTGCATAGCCGGTCAGCGCTTGCGATTGACGAGCTGATAGAGTTCGATGGACGCGATTACATCATCACAGAGAAAGGGCCGTGGCGCGGGTACGGGTATTATGAGGTGGTGGCGGCTGAGACTAAAAGGCCATTGGTAGAGGTGACTGAATGAAAAAGTGCAGATCATGCCGAAAAGGGTTCAACGGAACTGACGGAAACGGTTATCAGCCGTGCGGCTGCAAGCCAACGCATAATATCGGGACCATTGGCCATGTCGATCATGGCGCAAACAAAAGGCCGCTATCTCGCCTGATTCGGCTGTTTTGCACAGGCGCTCCGGGGTCAGAATGAACGAATCCCTACGCCTAACCGCCGTCTACGTCCGCGACTTGCTAGGCCATCCAGAAAGCCAGATCAAGATTGGCCGACTGGGCGAAAACATCACCGACTTCGAGACCAACTACATCGGAGTGGACAGCCTGGGCGGGGCTACCCGCGTAGCATCTGCCAAGAGCTACGACGGCGATGCAGAGGAAATGACCTACAGCCAGCAATGGCACGCGCCTATCACCCTGAGCTTTTACGGGGCGGATGCGTGGGCCAACGCTACCAAGTTCGCCGTGTTGGTGGACTCTCAAAAGTCTTTCGAGCTACAGGGCCAGCTAGGCATTGGCGTGTTTCAGGCCAGTCAGCTGACAGACGTAAAGATCCTGGCAGGCGAGCAATACGGCAACCGCTACGAGGTTGCGTTGAATGTTCGATTCAGCCTGCAGGCGATTGTTGATACACTACGAATTGACACAGCCCGACTCAGGCTGTTAACCGAAACCGGCGTGGAGATCGAGCCATGAGTGTGAGCATCAATAACGTCGTCACCGTGTCACTGCTTCAGGGCGGGACATTGGCGATGGCAGACAACCCGAACGTGACCATGATTGTCACTTCGGAACAGCAAGGCCCGCTTAACAGCGCAAGCCGTTATCGCATCTATTCTAGCGCCGCGAGCGTGGCGGCTGACTTCGGAACCTTGAGTAAAGCCAACGACTTCGCTCTGTCGTTCTTCGGCACGCAACCGAACCCCACCAACGCGGGCGGCTTCCTAGTTGTGGGCTACTGGCGCGGCACCGAGGAAACCATTGACGCAACCGCTGCCAAGCTTACCGGCGCTCAGGTGTCCGAGGCTACGGTTGTGGGTGAACTGCAACAGGTATCAGACGGCGCTTTCGATATTGATATTGACGGCGTCACCGAAAACCTGACCGCGCTGGATTTCCAGTCTGTCACCACGCTTGATGAAGTGGCAGGCGTTATCGACACGGCGCTGACCGGCGGCACGGCTGAGATTGACGACCAGCGTTTGGTTATCACCAGTGCAACCACTGGCGAAACCAGCACCATTACATTCGCAACTGATCCCGGCACCGGCACCTTTATCGGTGAACTTCTGGCCATTACAACCGGCTCCGGCGCATCCCTGACCCAAGGCGCAGCGGCGGATACCCTGAGCGCTGAAACCAAGCTGGAAGCTATCACAGAGCTTGCCAGTCAGGTTAAGTTCCGAGGCGCGATGTTTATCGACAACCCGACCGACGAGGAAAGCAAGACGCTTGCCGAGTGGGGGCAAGCTAATGATGTGCTGCAATACGATGTATTCGACAGCGCCGATAACCTGGAAGTCGATCCGACCAACGTGGTTTGGGACATCAAGCTATCCGGCCTGAGCAACTACCGCATGCTGTACAGCAAGGCGGGCAATCGCAAGCTGGCCGCTTCGTACATGGCGCGGGTGCATACGGTCAACTTTGCGGCTGAGAATAGCGCCCTGACCATGCACCTGAAAGAGCTGTCAGTAGCGGCGGAAGAGTACAGTCAGACTGAGGTTAATAAGGCCAAGACTGTCGGGCTGGACATTTACACCACTATCAAGCTGACGCCGGCTGTGCTGACCAGTGGTGCTAACGTCTTCACAGATGAGCGGTATAACCTGATCGCCTATAAAGACTTCCTCGAAGTCGATATGTACAACCTTCTGAAGCTGACCAGCACGAAGATTCCTCAGACCCGCGAGGGTGTGAGCCAGCTTGTGGATCAGGCCGAAAAGACAACCCGCCAGTTTGTGCGGGCAGGCGTTGCAGCCCCAGGCGAATGGACGAGCCCGGACTACTTCGGCAACCGCCAGACTTTTGAGCAAAACATTCGGGACAATGGCTTTTACTGGATTGCTGGCAGCTTGGCAGACCAATCTCAATCTAGCCGCGAAGCTCGGGAGTCGCCTGTATTGCAGGGCGCGGTTAAGCTGGCAGGCGCTGTTCACAGCGTTGACCTGATCGTAAACATCAATCGCTGATAGGAGGCGACAACCATGGCAGTTATCTCACTAGCCGCAGACGCAACAACGCTGATTATCAACGGCACGGCTATCAGCGATCTGGCAGAGGGTGACACCATCACCCTTGCACCCGTAAACCCGGCCACTGGTCGCAATAACGCTATTGGTGGCGGGGTCAACATCAACGAGCGATCCGACAAGGGCGTTATGGATGTGACCGTGCGCGTTCAGAAGTATTCGGATTCTGACGTATTCCTGAACAACCTGATGCGCCAATCCCCGCCCGCCGTGTTGCAGGGCAGCGCCAAGACTGCATACACGCAGGACGGACAGGATGCTCAGGAATCGTACCTGCTGGAAAACGGCAGCTTCACCACGCAGCCAACCAACACGAAAAACTCCACTGACGGCAATTCGATGATGGAATACGTTATGAATTTCAGAGACGGCTCCCGCAACCTCTAGCGCTCCCCGCCGACCCTTGCCCGCCTTGTGCGGGCTTTTTTGTGTCTATAAAAACAAAAGCCCCAACTGTTGACAGTAGGGGCTAATGGGTCTAATCTGTAATTGCGTTGTGAGAGGCGCTTTAACCATTACTGATTAGATGAGGTTTATTATGTACGAAAATGCAACATTTTCAACAATTACTGCGCACCCTGGCTTTTTTGTTGCTATGCCGATTTATGATAATGACGGCTTATGCCGTAGCTTTCACGAGGCACCAGTGGTTGCCTGGAATGTTTTTGTGGACGGAAAAGCAATGGGGGCTCTGGAAGGAAACGCCACTGCAATCCCTGTGATCCCTGAAGAAAAGATTGACGAAATTTATTTCATCAAGATGCCAGATGGGACGTACGACTTGCCGGAAGATGGTTTTGGGATGACAAAGAAGGAAGCTCTAAACCTTATTAACGAGGGCAAAAAAGGGGCAGAGGCATGAAAAATAAACCATTTCCAAACCTAGACGGAAGAGAAGAAAAGACGCGCCAACTGAGGAAGATGGCCGTTGATCTAATCGGCACCGAAAGCGAATACGACAACTCCAGTTACATGACAAGGTCACTTTCTTGCAGGGCGGCGACCCTGGCGTGGTTGATGGAAAACGAAAATCTGTCACTTTCTGAGCTTGCGCAAACCAATAACGCTTATATCGGAGTTATCAAAAAGCTGACCGAAAACGATGAATCAGCAAAGCGGGCAATTCCTAGGCTGGATAAGGAGGAAGTCTTGGAGGCTGTCACGGAAGGCGCGAGAAAAGCGATATGGGACGTTGCAACCTATGCAACTGACATGCCTTGCTCGGACTTTTACGCCTCAATAAAAGGCGGTGTTGAAGATGCGATTTCTGAAATGAGGGGGAATGTATTTTGACTGACGGCAGAAAACAAATCCGCGTAACGATCCCCGCCGATAAGGTGGAAGCGTTCAACGCGGCGAAAAAGAAAGCAGAGTCGGCGGCAATGATTAGCCTGACAGATACGCAGTTTGCCAGCCGGTTGGTCCAAAAAGCAGTGGAGCAAAAACAATGACCAAACACGACCTAATCACAGGCACAGCATGGGGCATCGGCATCGGCCTAGTTGCCCTGCTCGGCACAAACGACCCGCTGGCAATGGGCGCGGCAGGCTTCGGCATTGTCTTCGGCATCTGTCACCGCGAGGCAAAGCGCTTTCGTGTGCGCCCGGTGTTCGCGGGCATCTTCGGCCTGCTGGCCGGCTGGATGGCAATGGGGTATCTTCACGTGGACGCAGAAGGCGCGGCGGTTATGATGGCGCTGTTGTTTGTTGTGTTTAGTGGGGTGGCTTTTCAAATCGGTAAAGGAGTGTTGAGTAAATGACCAACGCAGACCAAGCAAAGCAAATGCTAAAAGAAGTCCACGATGACAAGTGCGCAGAGATCAACGGGCGCACCTACGAGATCACCAGCATCAACCACATTAAGCGGCGCAAGGTGTTCGCGTACTTTACGCACGTTCAGGTCGATCTGCAGAAGGGGGACTTGTGGTTTCTGGACTCTCCCGACTGGCGCGAAGTCGAAAAGGTCATTGAAGACTGCGTGACGTTTGAGGGCATGCAGATCAGCAAGCGACAAGGCCACTGGGACGAATACCCCGAAGACTACATGCTGTTCGTGCAAACCATGCTGGGGGCGCTGTCCTACCCTTTTTTGTCCGGTCTCAGTGGCGGCTAAAGGTCCATGATCCAGGCGCGGACGGTGACTTTATCGCCCGCACCAACCTGGATGATGACGCCATGGCCGTTCTGTATCTGGCCAAACAGGGGTACGGCACGCCAGCGGAGATCCGAGAATGGGACACGCCTGACTTTCTGGATGCGCTGGAGTATGAGGCCATTGGTAACGCCATTGATCGACATCTTAGGTGGAAGGCCGAGCAGGAAAGCAAGAGCAAGAGATAGCCCGCCAAGAGCGGGCTTTTTCATGCCCGCTGTCATGCTATACTGTGCAAAAGCTAACCGGCAGCGGATAAACCTATCATGAACTGTCAGACCGATAATGCCCACTATGTATACCTGCACGACTTCCCAGATGGGTCAATCTATATAGGAAAGGGGACAGGAAACCGGGCCTACCTGAAGAGCAAAAGCAAGCGAAGCGAGCTTTGGATGCGCACTGCAAAGAAGTACGGAAACCCAGAGGTTTCGTTCTTAAAAAGCGGAGTTTGCGAAGAGCTTGCATTCTTTATTGAGTCTGAGGCTATAGAAATTTACAGACTCAGGGGTCACAAGATGAGAAATCTTGCACCCGGAGGGCTGGGCGGAGTTTTTGGGGCAAGAGGTGAACTGGCTGTCAACTATGGGCGAAAAAAGTCAATAGAGCTTATCGAGCGATTATCAATAGAAAACTCAGGGCAAGGAAATCCCCATTACGGGAAAAGGCATAGCGAGTCAGCAAAAAGAGCAATTGGCGAAAACACCAAGAAAAACTGGCTCAATAACCATGCCAAAATGAGAATGATCAACAAGGGCCGGAAGCACACAGCTGAACACAATGCTAAAATTGGCGCAGCGTCGCGGGCCATGTCAAAAGAATCGAGAGAACTTATTCGCCAGAAAACAACCGGGCAAAAGCGAACTCCAGAGCAGCTTGAGAACTACAAACGGGCAGGCGAAAGAAGGAGAGGTACAAAGCATTCGGAGGCGACAAGGGAGAAAATGTCTAGCAACCAATGGCTAAAGGACAAGAAAATTCACAAGTTTATTGGCCCGGATGGGCAGGCTTTCGAGGGTATGCGGTCAGATTTTAGTAGAGAATTTGGGTTTAGCGTTAACGACCTGTTCAGGAAAGACAAAAAGCGCAGGCCACACGTTAAGGGGTGGCGGCTGGCAGGGAGCACCGAATAATGGCAACGGTTACTTCTTTGATCACGGAATTTAAATTTTCGGGCTCAGAACAACCCCTCAACAAGTACAACGCCTCCCTATCCAAGGGCATCGGGCTTCTGGCAGGCATGGGCGCGGCGGCGGTTGCCTCCGGTGCGGCGGTGGCTAAGTGGGCCTCTGGCGTCCTGCAAGGCGAGCAGGCGCTGATCAACCTGTCCGACCAGACCGGCGTGACGGCTGAACGGCTGCAAGAGCTGCAATACGCCGCCAGCGTGAGCAACTCCAGTGCCGAGGCGCTGAATACGTCCATGCTGGAGCTGTCGAAAACCATCGGTGACGCGGCCCAGAAAGGCAGCGAAGAATTTGCCCGCCTTGGCATTTCCGTCCGTGACGCTAATGGTCAGGTTAAAGACTCAGATCAGGTGTTGATGGAAGTCGGGCAGCGGTTCCGGCAGCTTGGATTGTCTATGTCTGAGCAGCAATCCTTTGCCCAGGCGCTGGGTATCGAGCCCTCGCTGATCAACATGCTTAACAAGACCGGCAGCGAGATGGCGCAACTATCCGCCCGCGCCCGTGAGCTTGGCACGCTGACCGATGAGCAGACCAAAATGGCAGAGACGTACAACGACTCCATGACAACCATGGGTTTTGCCATTGACGGCGTGCGGCGGCTTGTGGCGGTTGGGCTTGGGCCTGAGCTAAAGGAAATGGCCGAATCGTTCACCAACTTGCTAACCGAAAACCGAGATTGGATCATCAACGGCGTGCGGGCAACACTGGGTGTGCTGAATGACTTTATCGACATGCTGGGGCGCGTGTGGCCATTACTTGCCGTGGGCGCGGCTGCGTTTGTGGCCTTGAAGGTGGCAACCATTGGATGGGCTGGAGCGTTGGGCGTTCTGCTATCGCCTGCCGTGCTGATTGCCGTTGGCATTGCCGCTATTCTGTTGATCGTGGATGATCTGATAGTAGCTTTCCAAGGTGGCGAGTCCGTTATAGCCGGGTTCTTTGAGGAGTTCTTTGGCTGGGATATTCAGCCGGTATTGCAGGGCATTGTTGAAGCCTTTAACAACATGGTCGAATCTGTCACAACACTTATTACTGGCTTTGTGTCAGGAATAGGCGGCATTTTCTCAGGTATCGGCAACATTCTCACGGGCAACTTTGAGCAAGGGCTAGACGACCTCTCTAATAGCTTCACGATCTGGATCAACTCTATTCGAGAGGCATTCATGAATATGTTTGGCGGCGTGTTCGATTGGGCACGTGAAGCCGCTATGGGCATTCTGCCGGATTGGGTTAAGGATCTGATCGGCGTTGACAGCGGTGACTCGGAAACCGCAAAACCGGGCGGCGAGGTGGATGCCAGCATGAAGCCGGGCGGTGGCGCTCAGGCCATGATGCAGAACAACCGCAGCGTCAACCAGGACGTGCAAATCAACATCAACACCAGCGACGCAGAACGAGCAGGGCAGGCGGCGGCTGACGGGCTTCAGCGGCAAATGGAAGACGCGCAAACACAAGCCAATCGAGGGGGCATGTAATGGCGTCCATCAACAAGTTCCTGGCGGGCCAGTTCGCCAACGACGAGGAAGAGGAGGTAGGCATCGGCGGCTTCGTAACCGCTGCCCGCTTGCGTGAGCGCATGGCCCGCACCCGGCAAGTGCCGACCACATACCTTGAGGACGGTACGGCAGTCTCTGACCACATCATACGCGACCCGCTGACCATCTCTATTGAGGGCCAGGTGTCCAACGTGTACGTGCGCCCTAACCCGATACTTGAGCGCATACGCGAGGCACAGACGCAGGTTGGCGCGGTGGCGCAATACGCGCCGGCCCGGACTCAGTCACAGTTGAGTCGGGTTTCTGGGCTTGTGGGTGACGTGTCGGGGCTGATCAATCAGGTGGATCAGGCGCTGGCGACGGCTCAGGACTTTGGCGAGTACATCGGCGTGATCGACGGTGACGGCGGAAAGACCAACATTGAAAAGTTTATCGACTACATGGAGGGGCTTTACGCGGCTGACTCGCTGATCAAGATTGATGCGCCATTTCGCACCTACAAGAACATGGCCATTACCTCGTTTAACCATGAGCGGGACAACACGACCGATAGCCTGACGTTTTCAATCGAGGCGCAGGAGGTGCGCTTTGTGGAGACTATTTTTGTTGAGGTGAGCGCTGCCCCGAATCCGGCAGCGGGCACGAATGGCCAGACGCAAAGCGAAGCAGACAAGGGCGCTCAAGAAGGCGAGGATGTGCCGCAGTCGTTCATTGATAGCTTTATCGAGAGGTTCGCCGGATGAAGCGCATAACCAACATCACAGACGAGGCCATCCAGCGCCACATAGTCGTGTTTGAGGAATCCGAAATCATCCTACGGCTTCGGTTCTTTCCGAAAACACAGCATTGGACATTCGACGCGGAATATAACGGCAAGGCTGTCTATGGCGTTAAGCTATCGGTTGGCGTGCTGCACATGACCAGCGAAAACCAGCCGTTTGATTTTTTCGTGACGGACCGGAGCGGTAACGGTATCGACCCTTTCCAGATTGACGACTTTGCTAACGACCGTTGCAGGCTGTATATGCTTGAGACTGCCGAGATGGTAGCGGTTCGGGGCGGGGCTGAGGTGCCTTTGCCATGAGTAGCATCCCCCGCTTCAACCGCAACTACGAATTAAAGATCCGCGCCCTAGGCGGCGAAGTAACCATACTCCCGCCCCTACGCATCGGCTTTAACGCAGACAAGTCCATTCGTGGCGGGCTCAACAAGCTGCAACTCCAGATCTACAACTTGGAAGAGCGCAAGCGACTCGCATTGGTGCGAGATGCCGAAGACCGCTCCGTGATCCCGCTGCAACTCAAAGTGGGCTATCAGGACACGATGGAGCTAATTTTCAAGGGCACGATCCATAGGGGCAGCAACGCACGCCAGGGTGCGGATATCGTCACCACTATTGAGTGCCTTGACGGTGGCTTTGACTTCATCAACTCCTTCACCAGTCGCACCGTGGAAGGCGGTAGGAGAGCCGTGGACGCCGCCCTTGCCGACATGCCTAATACCGGAACAGGCAAGATCACCGACCGCCCAACACTGACGCGCCCGAAGGTACTGGTAGGCAACTCTGCCAAGCTGATAGATGACACGATAGGGCCGGACGAAACGTGGTACATCGAGAATGAGCAGCTCTACATCATCAAGAATAACGAGGTGGTGAGTCGCTTTATCCCGGTGGTCAGTGCGCAAACCGGCCTAATCAGCACGCCCGAACGCGAGAGCAATCAGGTCACTTTCAAGACATTAATGAACCCGGCTGTTAAAATAGGCCAGCGGTGCAAGCTGGTATCTTCTACAGCGCCGCACCTGGATGGAGTGTATCGGATCGAAACCATCAACTACTCTGGCGACAACTTCGGCAGCGACTGGACTCAAATCGTGACCGGCACCCTGGCCGGCGATGTGAAGGTGCTTTGATGGAAAAGAAACAGCTCATTGATACCATCGACATTGCCATTCAGGCGGCGCTGGCGAACCTGCATACCGCCACTATCGCCCGTGTTGAGTCGGTGGGCGCGAAGACGATCAGCGTGAGGCCAGTGATTAACCGTGTCGTGAATGGCCGCGTTATCCAGCTGCCGGAGTTTACGGAAGTGCCGCCCGTATTTATGCAGGGCGGGGCCAGCTACACCGCGCACCCAATAGCCGTGGGCGATTACTGCCTATTGGTGCTGACCGAGCGCTGCTTTGATGCGTGGTATGATGGGCAAGACTTCCGACCGCCCGCCGAGTTTCGGATGCACGACTACTCGGATGGACTGGCCATTGTGGGCGTGCTGCCGCGTGGTGGGGCCATTACCATCCCTGACGTTATCACGCAGATCGGTGACACGTATCAGGAAGGCGATTATGTCCATGAGGGCAACCGGACTCAGACAGGCGACCACACCCAGACCGGCGACTTTACGCTGACCGGGAACATGACAGTTAACGGCAACATTACCTGCACCGGCACGATTGCAGCGGGCAACTTCACCGGCCTGGATGGCGGCGCAATGACCAGCGACGTTACCATACAGACCAATCAGGACGTTGTGGCTAGCGGCATTAGCCTGAACAGCCATACGCACCCTGGCGACAGTGGCGGCACCACAGGAGGCCCGCAGTGAGAGTATCTGGCCTAGACAAAAACTCTGATTGGACCTTTGGAAAGGGCAAAGCCAACTACATCACCAAAAGCAAAGCCATTGCCCAAAACGTCAGCACGCGACTCAAGTCTTTCGAGAACGATTGGTATTTGGATGTAACGAAGGGCATCCCGTGGATCAGCCTGTTGGGCCGACTCGGCACCGAGCGCCGGATTCTCCGAGCGGTTGAGCGTACCACTTTGCAGACCGAGGGTGTTGTGTCGATTCAAGTGCTGGACATAGTAAGGCGCGACGGCAATAGAGGTGTTACAATCAGGGTTGATTACACCGACGTTTTCGGGCAGACGAATAGCGAGACATTGGAGCAGCGGGTATGAAGCCGGAATTCACGCCAGACGGCATACAAGTCGAGACCTTTCAAGAGATTTACGACCGCATTGCCGACGGCTATCGTGACATTTACGGCGCGGATATCAACCTGGACCCTAACAGCCCGGACGGCCAGCGTGTGGCGCTTGAGGCTCAGGCACAGCTAGACCTGCAATCGTTTGGCGCGTACACCTATACGCAGTTTGACCCCGACACCGCCATTGGTATTGCGCTCAATACTATTATCAAGCTTTCCGGCATCACCCGCCGCCCTGCTACGCGCTCCCAAGTTGACGTTGAGGCCACAACCGACCGGCCCGTTACCTTGCCCGATGATTACGCGGTTGAGGACGATCTGGGGCAGGCGTGGACGACGCTGGAAGAAAAGAGCCTGACCGCCGGCACCACTACCATCACGCTGTTTGCGGAAAACTTCGGCGCGGTTGAGGCTGACGCAGGCACCGTGACCGAGCCGGCCACCATCGTTATTGGTGTGCAGTCAGTCACCAATCCAGCCGCCGCAACCGTGGGGCGCGACGAGGAAACCGACGAAGAACTACGAATCCGGCGCAACCGCTCTCTGGAAACCCCGCAATCCTCAAGCATTGGCCGGCTGATCACGGCGCTTGGCAATGTCGCAAACGTGACTGATGTGGTGGTTTACGAAAACGACACGGCCACCACGGACAGCCGAGGCATTCCGGCCCACTCGCTTTGGGCGGTTGTTGAGGGCGGATCGGTTGCCGATATTGTCGAGGCGATGGTTAAGAATAAGACCGGCGGCAAGCCGTTGGTTGGTAGCGTTACCGGCACTTACGATGAAGAAGTTTTGCGCCCTAACGGCATGACCTTTGTCATCACGCACAGCATGACCTTCGACCGGCCCGACCTGACGTCTCTATCGGTTCGGCTAAACGCCACTCGCAAGACCGCCACGAGCCCAATTGATGAGCAACTAATCGCTAATGAGATAGCCAAGCGGACGTTTGTGATTGGCGAGAACGTGCTGGCCACCGACCTGTACCGGAACGCTTACAACGCTGGCGACAACTTCATTCCTACCGACCTGGAAGTGAGCGACGACGCGGGGACAACGTGGACCGATGGCCGCTTACTGTCCGCCCTGAACGGCAAATTTACGATTGACGCCGCCGATGTGGCCGTAACGGAGATCATCCCGTGAGTTTTGAAAGCGAGTACGCTGACCTACTGATAAAACAGTATTGGGAGAAGCCCAAAGCCTACGCCGAAATCGAGATGAAGGCGGGCGGCTATCGGCGCGTGTTTGAGTGGCTGCGCTCGTTTATTGATGAGTTCGATCTAGATAACGCGACCGGCGACCGGCTGGATATTACCGGAAAGATCGTCGGGATTAACCGGATCGTGCCGCTTGTTGTGCCAAAGATCGCGTTTGGCTTTGATGAGAACCCCAATGCACGGGGCTTTGACGACAAGTTCCAGCCGATTGCCGACGCCGCGCCGTTTCAGGACAAGTTTGAGCGGGCGTATGCCGACCTGCAACTGAGCGATAACGAGTTCCGGTTTTTCATTCGGGCTAAGATCGCCAAGAACATAGGCAGCCCCTATCTTGTGGACGATAACGGGCTTGCGATTCAGGAAGCCGTCAACACGCTGTTTAGCGGTTTGGCCTATGTTCTGGACAATCAGGACATGACCCTGACCCTCTATGTCAGCCCGCAATTTAACCTTGACCGCCTTAATGCTATCATCACGCTAGAGCTGTTACCGAAGCCACAAGGTGTGCCGTATGCGCTGGTGGTGCAGGCAGGGCCGGGTGAGACATTCGGCTTTGCGGATAACCCGAACGCTTTACCGTTCGCCAACAAATTTGATTTAGAAAATGAGCCGGGTGGCCGGTTCGCTGAAAAGGTGCTTATCTGATATGGCAAAAATTACACGTTATCCGGGCAATCTAAAAGCGTTTGCCAGCGAAGCGCTAGGCACTGAGCGGACGGTGTTTGGCAGTACGTCGCAATCCGATACGCTGGCCGACAACATCACAACCGACTTCTTGCGCGGCTGGGGTATTGTTGGCGTTAACGAAAACCCGACTAAGCAGGACTTTGCTGGACTTGGGTTTACGCTGGGGCAGCTGCTGGCGTACCTGCACCAGATCGGTATTGCTGAGTGGGATGATGAGCAGGAGTACCCGGAGCATGGCATCTGCGCTGTTAACGGGGCGCTTTATCGCTCACTGTCCGACGGTAATATTGGCAACGATCCGACGGCCGATGACGTTAATTGGAAGTATTTGCTTTCGGCGGACGACACGCAGTACGACAACTCAACTTCCGGCCTGATTGCCACCACCACTCAGGGGGCGATTGATGAGCTTGATGGGCGGGTTGATCAAGTAGAGTCTGGCTTCACCACAAAAGCCATAGGCGAAACATTCAATCTTGCCACGCATATACCGGGCGTCGTTGAGCCTGATAATTCAGGTAGCGCAAAGTTCATAAAGCTGACCGCAGGACTTGACGGCGCAGGCGGCTACAACGAAGGCATACTGATCAACGAAACCATCACCGGCAGCGGCCCAACCGTCGAAATCACCGCCGAAATCGCCACCGGTCCGAGCGCGGGCGCCATCGTGAACCTGATCAACTCGGAACGGCGATATGTGGCGCCTGGGGAAAACAGCGGGGTGGTTGCTGATGACCAGATGCAGCAGATTACGGGCAGTTTTGGCGGTTTGCGAAATTCTCCCGCGTCCAACGTAGAGTCTGGAGTCTTCACGCGAACCGACACATATAGCGATGTTAGCGGCGGCCAAGATTCATTAAAAAATGCTGAGCTCGACTCCGCAAACTCCCCCAACGCCCGCACCGGCGACCACACAAACGTAAAACACATCCAGGCCACATACTACATGAGGATCGCATAATGCCCTACGCAGATGACGACCGAATAAGCAAAGGCATAATTGAGGGAGGCATCAAAATCTCCGAGACCGAATATAACGAGGCCAGAAATCACGCACTCTCTGGCGGCATGATTAAGGTGCACGATGGAAAGATGGTACTGACGCGCAAGCCAGAGAAAAAAGAAGGTCACGAAAACCCCAGTTGGCAAAACGGGGTTTGGCATCATGAGCCACTACCTGAGCCAACACAAGCCGAAAAAGACGCCAAGCGCCTCCAAGAAATCGACACCCGCCTACGCCAAATCGACGTAGAATCCGTCCGCCCGCTACGCGCCATCAACAACGGCACGGCGGTGCAGTACGATCACGACCGACTGGCGGAGATGGACGCGGAAGCTGAAACGCTGCGTGAAGAGCGGGTGGCACTGGCATGAAAAAAACCGCCATCCTAGTCGCCATAGCCATCATCGCTATCATCTGGTCCCGTTATTCCGAAGCCGAGAACGGCGCACGAATTGGTATAGGCCGGACGGTGATCAATTCTGAATTGAAAGTTGGCGAAATCGGCTACGAGTACAATAGCTGGGAAGTTAACGCGGCATTGATTGAGGCGGGCGACACGAAAAACGGCCCGCAAGATCAGGCCGCCGTTTACTCGGTGAGTCATATCACAAGGCCCGCTTTCGGCAAACCATGGGCGCAGCCGTTTATGCGCCTTGGTGTGAGCTATAACACGGGCTCTGAGCTTGTTGGGCGCACTAACTTTCGGCTTGGCGTTGGCTTGGATTTCTCGGATATCTGGCGGGTGGAGTACAGTCATCTGAGCAGCGCCGGGATTCACCAGACTAATACCGGCACTGATTACGTGTCGATCACGTATAAGGCTCCGCTGCCATGGTAGTGTTCTTGTTGGGCTTGCTACTTGTGCCGGGGCTGCTGGGCTTGTTGGTGATCTATCACGTATTCATTCGCCGCAAGAAATCGCCGGCAGACAAAAGCAATCGCATTAATCATTTGCGACTTGTGTGGTTTGCGCTGACGCGTGAGGATGAGTTTGTGGGGTTGTTTCCGTGGCTCAAGCGGGACGAGTGGGAGAATATGAGTGACTAGCTTATACGCCCTACCACTGCGAGAGTGCGACGCCCAAGGCTGCGGCCACTTCGGCGCAAGTCGTGACAGTCGCACCCATAGCGGCATTGATCTGGCCTGCAATCCAGGCACCGCTATCTGCTCTCCGGTTGCGGGTACGGTCACCAAAATCGGCTGGCCATATGCCGATAAGCCGGATATTCGTTACGTCCAAGTCACTGCCGGCGATTACGATTACCGCGTGTTTTATGTGGAGCCTATCGTTGAGGCGGGCGACGAGGTGACGACAGCGGACGTTATCGGCGGCTCGCAGCGGCTTGAAAGCATGGACCTTGGCGGGACGCAGCATGTGCATTTTGAGATTATGCGGGGCGGGGAGTATGTAGACCCGACGCCGCTTTATGAGACTGTGAGGGCGATTATATGATGAGCATATTTTCCAAACTATTCGGCTCAAACAAAGTAGTTGACGCTGCCATTAAAGCCGGAGACGTCATTTTCTACACCGACGAAGAAAAGAGCGAATGGAAGCTGCGCATGCTCAAGGCTTATGAGCCGTTCAAGATTGCGCAGCGCTACCTTGCCGTTATTCTATCCATCCCGTTTGTCGGGCTTCACGCGCTCGCAGGCATCCAGATACTGATTGCCGGATGGTTCACCGGGGCTACTGGAAAGAACATTCACGAAGCGTCTCTAGCGCTCATGGAAATCAACAACGAAACCTTGGGCATGCCGGTTAGTATTGTTTTGGGATTTTACTTCGCTGGCGGGCTTGCCGAGGGCGCTTTCAGGGCGAAGAATGGCAAAGATTGATCGTCAAATGATACAATCCGCTAAACCCAAACGTAAACATGACCATGGATTATAACCGAATGCCTTGGCGCAACTTGGACCCTCAACTAGTGGCACCCATATTGGCTATCATCGTGGCAGCGTTGCGCGTCATGTACGACGACCGGGAGACACGATTCTGGCGGATTGCATTTGAGGCGCTGATCTGTGGCTTCCTGACCCTGGCAGCCGGTGCGGCGATTCGGGCCATGGGGCTTGAGGGCGATTGGTCGATTGTTGCGGGCGGCGCTATCGGGTTTTTAGGTTCTGAATTTGTCCGATACACCGCCCGGCGGATTGTGGGCAACTATACGCCAAAGGCTTAATAGTACCCGGCGACCGCCTGCGGCCTGGCGCTTAACTGCATGGCCAAGAACGCCCCGACCGGCGACCACTGAGGCTTGTGGCTGGACTCCTCCTCAACCTCCCGGCCCACTTTTTCCGAGATCTCAATAACCCTCTTATAGCTTATCCCCAGATCCTTGCGCACCTTTTCAATTGTGTGGTTTCCGGCCAACTGGCGGGCGGTAATGCCGTTCAGTAGCCGGCGCTGGATATATCGGGCATCATCCTCGCTCATGCCGTCAGGGATAGACCCGCCACGCAGCTTGCTCAATACAGGGCGGCTTATGCCCGTCTCTTGCTCCAGTGTGCGGCCAGAGTTAGCCTCGTGCTTCGCCGCCTGTACCCTGGCGTAGCGTAGCCGGTATTCTGCGATTAGCTCCTTCGGCAGTGGCGCGGGCCTGACTTTCTTGGTAGCCGTCTTTAGGTGTCGAACGCTGTAGCCGCTATTAACAACCGTCTCGGCAGCGGGGTAGCTCATACCGTTGTCCGTTAGCGTGCGGATAACGGGGATCAGGTGTTTTGGCTTAGTCAATTTTCAGTACCTCCTTTCTGTAGCCGGATAGGATCAGCTTGAGTAGTAGCGGGTTTGATCTGTGCCAGTGGTCCAGCTTGCCGCGTGTTGCGCCGATGGTTTGGGCGAACTCTGTTACCGATAGGCCGGTGGATTCGCGGATTTTGTCGCTTAGGGTGTGGCGGTTCATGGGTTGCGCTCCAGTTCGTTGGCTTGTTGGCGGAGGCGTTGGGCGTATTGTTTCGCCGCAGCGGATAAGCCTTTAGCCAGAGTTGCGGGCCAGCTAGAGCCTTCATACTCTGAAAACGCCTCCACCGCTTCGGCTTGCTTTCGGATAATGAACGCCCCTCTCATCTTATCCAGGGCGTTGTCGTCTGCTTCCATTTCAGCCACCCGCGCCTGGGCATTCTCAGCCGTGGCCCGCGCATCATCGAACCAGTCCTGCAAGTCGCGGTTTGCTGCTTTCAGGGCCTCAATTTCAGATTTCAGGCGGGTAATTTCTGCCAGTGCATTTTCTAGCGTTTTGGTATTGTCGGTTTTGATGTTACTCATGGCCGGGGCCCTCCTGATTTATTTTCCAGTAAAAGCCGAGCCCGATTCGGCACCACTGACTTCCGTCTTCAAATTTGATCAGCATCCAATAAGATCCGCCTGCAAAAGCTAGCCTCCCTAGCACGAAATCAAAATACTCTCTTGCTTTTGTCATCACTCACCTCCCTGTTCACGCGGTGGCTGTGGGCGGCTTTAGCGGCATGTAGTGGGTGGCGTCACTAACGGTCTTAACAAAACCTGCTGGCACTATCCGATATTCGATTTCCGCCTGTTCAGAGGGAGTGTATACAAGGCACCGGTGCTTATTGGCATCGCTAGGTAGCTTTTCCCATGGATCACCTGCAGGCTGGGGTGTGGTGGTGAGCAGATCAATGACTTCATAGATAGCCTGAGTGGTGCTGTGGCCAGCCCCATCAAGGTCTCCGTTTCCGAGTGCAGAGGCATAGTCCTCCAGCATGTCTATTGCTTGTGACAGCCCCTCCGGCACCCCGGCGCTCTGTGGCTGGGTGTAGAGCTTTGTGCCTTCTGGCAACTCCGCGCCGGTAAGCCAGCGCACCCTTTCATCTCCATATTCGTCAACGAACAGTTCCGCCTTCGGCTCCGCACCCTGTGCGCGGGCGGCTTGCAGCTCTGTCTCAAGCTCAGCGATTCTGTCATTTGCCTCGTTCAGCTCACAAAGCGGGCACCGCTCCGGCTCCCATGCATCGGTGTAGGTTTCATCGCCGCAGCACGGCCACTCGTTTCTATATCCACTCATAATCAATCCTCTCCATTCGCAACATCATAAGCCCGCGACCAGATCCACGAGTACGGGTCGGGTTCGTATTCGCCGTCTACCTCAAGCGCCACCATGTCCGGTATCCAGGCGTCGTCTTGTCCAGGGCGTTCGGATTCTTCCCATGTGCATTCCACTTCATACTCGTGGATGCCGTCTTCAAATTGGATGGTTTTGGTTTTCATTTTCCGCACTCCCTAGACTCATAATTAGGCCAGCCGTATTCGCCGCCACTGTCTTTATAGATTTTTACCATGTCGCAGTAATGATCGTGGCGGGCTTGCGCTTCGCTTTTTTCGGTGTCGGATAGCGCGTAGCCTAGCGCAGTGACGATAATCAAAAGAGCCAGCCCCACAATCCTGCCATCAAGACGCATGATCAAAATCCCTGCACAGCTTGTGTGCCGTTGCGTTGACGAGTATGCGCAGCGCAACGGGGTTGCCGATGTACGCACGGTTCACAGCCGCCTCAAAACGCTCATGGCGCATAGCGGCGCGGATTACGTCGTGCCAGTCGATTGCAAAGTGGCACTTGCCCGTTTCGATTAGGGTGTTGGCTTGTTCGGTGGCGTAGGTGGTCATGCTTGCTTTTCCTCCAATGCTTCAGCCAGCAACTTGAGCGCCGTGGCGTGATTGCGTAGGTCGTCCGGGCTACTGAAAAACATTGTCATAGTGCCTCCGACATCTCCGATAAACCTAACCGTTGCAAATGAACCGTTTTCATTAGTCAGCACATTGCATGCTTCGCGCTTGGGATTGTGGATGTCTGCGTACATGTTTTGCTCCCTGTTTCGTTGTTGGTGTTGCCGCCACCCTTAGCGGGTGGCTTTCTTTGCGAAGCTGTAGGCTTCCAGTGCTTCTTTGCAAGTTGCGAAGTCTGTACCCAATCCGATGATGTTGTCGTCTTCGCCGTAGATTTCTTCCGCTCCGTCTTCTTCGATCATGAACTCTACAGCTCTTTCCATGTGCGCGATGTCTTTAGCGTTGCCCTCTTTGGCGATGATCATCAGCAGGGTGTTGCCGGTTCCGCGCTCTTTGTTGGCTGTTGCTTTCATGCTCTTTTCTCCGTTATTTCTCGATTTGATGGGTTCATTGTATGGCTTTTCCGCGTTGCCGTCAAATACTTTTAGCAATAAATTTAGCCTTGACGCCATAAAATAAACCGCCCATACTTGCCACCGTCAACACACAAAGGAGAAACGACATGGCGCAAGCCGAGGTTTTAGATCTGGATCAGCTAATGAGAGTCGCCAGCGTTGGCGTGTACGAGGCCGCCAAACGTGCGGACATTGCACCGTCTAACTGGAGCCGCTGGCGTAACCAGGGCGTGAGTCCGAACATGAGCAAATTTAGCAAAATGAAAGTGGCCGTCATCGAACTGGCCATCGAACGAGAATCCCTGCCCATCGACTGCGCAGGTAAGACGGTGGCGGAGTTGATTGAATTGGCGAAGGAGTGGAAATCATGAGCAAGCCAGACTGGAAAAGCGCGCCAGAGTGGGCGCAATGGCTGGCGCAAGACGAGGACGGCGAGTGGTTTTGGTTTGAAGGTCAGCCAACTGATAAAAGTTGCAGCTGGCAAGATGACGCAAATGGAAAGGTGAGAAGCGCCGGGCTATCTGAAGAAAACGAAACTTGGGCATTTACGCTTGAAAAGCGCCCTGCCGACCTTGACAGCGCAATCATGACCGAAGAGGAAGAGCAAATGACAGCGGAAGAGCTGCCAAAAAGCAAATACCACCGCGAAATCGCCCCCGGCGTATGGGTGGATGTTTACGATGTCCTGCACGCATGGGCCGTACAGAATCCGGCCTTGCAGCACCTCATTAAGAAGGCTTTGCAGCCTGGCGAGCGGGGACATAAAGACAAGGCTCAGGATATGGACGAAATTGTAGCGTCGGCACTGCGGGCGCGGGAGTTGGAGGGATGAGCGAATATCAGAAATTCATCGAGGCGAAGTCATTCCGGCATGTAAACGCTGGCTTCTCTTGCCCTGACGAATTGCCCTATCCGCTTTTCGATTACCAGGAGCCGATTGTCAGATGGGCGTGCAAGCGAGGCAAGGCGGCTGTATTTGCCGATACCGGACTTGGCAAAACCATCATGCAGTTAGCGTGGGCGGATCAAGTGGCTCAATTTACTAAAGGCCCGGTTCTGGTTCTGGCACCGCTTGCCGTGTCGAATCAAACGATCAAGGAAGGAGAGAAGTACGGAATTGAAGTGCAGAAAGCGAATCCGGGCGCGCCGATGTTTGGTCCGCATATCGTGATCACCAACTATGAGCAGCTGCATAAATTCGATCCTGACGTTTTTCGGGGCATAGTTTTGGATGAGTCCAGCATCCTGAAAGGCATGGATGGTCGTCGTCGGAAAGAAATAACTGAGTTTGGCCGGTCCATTCCGTATCGATTGAGCTGCACAGCCACTCCGAGCCCTAACGATTTCATGGAGCTTGGCACGCAGGCGGAGTTTTTGGGAATTATGAGCCAGACTGAAATGCTGGCCATGTTCTTTATCCATGACGGCGGCGATGTGTCGAAGTGGCGGCTAAAGGGCCACGGAGAGAGCAAGTTCTTCCAATGGCTGGCAACGTGGGCAGTCGTGATACGCAAGCCTGATGATCTGGGATTTGATGGATCGCGCCACCACTTGCCGCCGGTTATCTATCACTCCCATGTGGTGGAGACGACGCCGGAAGATTCTCTTTTTGTGGAGCCGGCGCAAGGGCTGCAAGATCGCAATAAGGCCCGCAAAAACTCCGTTGATGATCGAGTGGCAAAGGCCGCTGAAATCGCCGCGAAAATGGAAGGCCAGGTTTTGATCTGGTGCAACCTGAATGAAGAATCGGAAAAGCTGGCAAAGGCGATTGATGATGCGGTTGAAGTTAAGGGTAGTGATAAGCCGGAGCATAAAGTTAATGCCGTATTGTGGTTTTCGTGCGATAATGATTCGGAGTTAATTTCAAGTTATCCGGGGATAGAATCATGGCTGACCAGCAATACTTCAAAGACTATTACCAAAAAAACAGGGAGAAGCGAATCCAGCAATCAAGAGAGTGGCAAGAAAAAAACAAAGAACATCGAAAGGAATACATGCAAAGGTACGCAAAATCAAACAGGGAAAAGTTTAGAAGAACACCAGAACAGCAAGCAGAATACAACAGAAAAAGAAGGGAGCGATACGCAACAGACCGGCAATACAGGGATCGAGAAAGACAAAAAGTCGCAGAATATCAGCGCGCAAATCCTGAAAAAAGATTTGCAGATAGGCTTAAAAAATACGGAATCACGCCAGAGCAATATAGATCAATGCTCAAAAGCCAGGGGGGCGGATGCGCAATATGCGGGTCAGAAGACTCCGGGTGCTCAAAAAAAGAAAGGCTACATGTCGATCACTGCCACGAGACTGGAAGGGTCAGAGGGCTGTTATGCACAAACTGCAATCAAGGCATCGGAAAATTTAAAGATAACGCCGATAGAATCAGATTGGCAGCAGAATACATTGAAAAAGGTACTGGTTAGTAAGCCCCGCATTTTTGGGTATGGCTTGAACCTGCAAAACTGCCACCAGATGATATTCGTTGGCCTGTCAGATTCGTGGGAGTCCTACTATCAGGCTATCCGCCGTTGCTGGCGATTCGGGCAAACTGAACGGGTTCATGTTCACGTAGTGAGCGCCGATACCGAAGGCGCGGTTATCGAGAATATCCAGCGTAAGGATCGCCAGAACCAGCTTCTAGGCGAGCGCATGGTTGGCCATATGAAGGCGGCAATGGATAAAGAGATATTCGCCGCATCCACCGAAAAAACAGAATACAACGCAACACAAGCAATGGAGATTCCGGCATGGCTTCAGTAATTGATCAAGTTCACACCAACGACTATGCAGCCTATCACGCAGACACGGTAGAAGTGGCGATGGGCCTGCCTGACGATAGCATTGATTTCAGCATTTTTTCTCCGCCTTTTGAGTCATTATATACATACAGCAACAGTGACCGAGATATGGGGAACAGCAAGGATTCTGACGAGTTCTGGCGGCAATACCTGTACCTGATCAAAGAGCAATATCGGGCCATGAAGCCGGGGCGGATCATTGCAATTCACTGCATGAACCTGCCGACCAGCAAACAGAATGACGGCTTTATCGGTATCCGAGACTTCCGGGGCGAAATCATCCGCACCTATCAGGACGCGGGCTTTATCTATCATTCAGAAGTCTGCATCTGGAAAGATCCAGTGGTTGCTATGCAGCGGACCAAGGCACTCGGATTGCTGCACAAGACCATCAAGAAAGATAGCGCCATGAGTCGCATGGGCATTGCTGACTACATGGTTATGATGCGCAAGCCTGGAGACAATGCAAATCCGGTGAGTGGCGAGTTTAACTATTACGTGGGGGACAACCCGGCCCCCGGATTCAAGCGCCATAAGTGGGATGATGGACGTGAATGCTGGACAGTCGAGGAAGGTAGCCACAACACCAGCGTTGATGTGTGGCAGCGGTATGCCAGCCCGGTGTGGGATGACATTAACCAAACTGACACATTGAACTACCGAGAAGGCCGTGATAGCGATGACGAGCGCCACATTGCCCCATTGCAGCTTGATGTTATTCAGCGTTGTCTGCAGATGTGGAGCAAGCCCGGCGAAATCGTATGGAGCCCGTTTATGGGTATCGGCAGTGAGGGGTATATGAGCCTGAAAGCTGGCCGGCGATTTATCGGGGCAGAGCTGAAAAAATCATACTTCGATCTGGCTATCCGCAACATGGAAGCCGCAAAAGAAACGCAATACGATCTGTTTTAAGGAATCAAGCCATGATCACAGTCACCAAAGAAACCCTATCCCCGGCCATGAAAAAGCTGGCCAAGATTGCAGGCAAGAAAACCAGCCTGCCGATCATGAATCACGTTGCCGTCGATTTTGACGGCAGCACCTTGACCCTGACCGCCAATGACGGCAATGCCACCTACAGCGCCCGCATGGAGGCGCAAGGCAAGGCGTGCCAATTCACGACCGAAGCGGATAAGCTGGCCAAGTCGGTTAACGCGATGCGGGCCGGTGAGATCCAGCTAACCGACGGGCAGATCAAGCAAGGGCGTAGCCGGATCAAGCTGGATTGCGGCAACTATGACGACTTCCCGCAACCGGATTACGGGGCGGCTGAAGAGCTGTCATTTTCTGCCGAGGCGCTAGGCGCGTCTCTGGCGTCCGTGAGTCACTGCATCCCGCAGGACGATGTTCGGTACTACCTGAATGGCGCGTGCCTGGTAGACGGTAACGCAGTGGCCACAAACGGACACCGCATGGCCTGGACCGATCTGGACTTTGAAGGCAGGATAATCATTCCGCAAGAAGCGGTCAGCCAGATCATCGGCATGGATGGCACGGTGTCACTGTCACAAAACCAGCTCATCATTGAAAACGACTCCGAGCGGTTCAGCACGAAGCTGGTTGAGGGCAACTATCCAGACTGGAAGCGCGTTGTTCCGACTGGCGATGCCGTTACCGTTAATGCTGACGCGGGCGATATCCTGGAAGCCCTGCAAGCCGCTCAGATTGGCGGCGAAACGGCACGCTTTGAGTTCTCCGGGGATAGCGTAGCAATCAGCAACAATGGGGCCGAGGCGGCGTTTTCGTGCGAGTCTGACAGTGATATGACCATTGGCTTTTCGATCAAGTATCTGATGGATGCCGTGAAAGCGTGCGGGGATGGTACAATCGAGATTCAGCTATTTGAGGCTAACCGCCCTTGCATTGTTGGCGGCAATAACGTGGTCATGCCAGTAAGGCTATAAATCAACCGCCCCGGTTCGCCGGGGCTTTTGTTTGGGTGAGATATGAGTGACGACAGAACCGCGCTGCTAGACCGCCTCTCAAAGATGCGAGACAAACGCGACTACCACATGCGCGAAAACAAGAAACTGCGAGAGCGGGTTAGGAATCAAACGGAGCAGATTGCAGGGCTGGAAATGAAGATCAAACGATTGGAGGAAGAATATGGCCGATGAAATAGACCAGGCAACAGAAGTAGCCGACTTGCACCTGGAAGCCGCACTTGAAAACGCCAAGCTGAAAGCGCCGGAACGCCGGACGGGCCGGTGTCTTAACTGTTTTGAACCGCTGGATCGGGGCGCTTATTGTGACAGCGACTGCCAACGTGATCATGAGATGAGGGTGGGATTTAGAAATGCCAGACACTAACCCAAAAACACCAAAGGCCGCCACAAACAGCCGCCTTATCTATGCCCTGACGGCAGCAATCCGTGCGGGCGATATGGGTATTGCGGGTGTTGTCCGCATGATAAGAAGGGCCGCAAGAAATGACCCAAACCCGCCACCAATCTCTAATAGAAGCCCTGACCAACGTCGCCATCGGTTACACGGTGGCGCTTCTATCTCAACTGATCGTCTTCCCGCTTGTAGGCGTGGAGGTCGATTTTGCAACCAACCTGGAGATCGGCGCTTACTTTACGCTGATTTCTATTTGCCGCAGCTATTTGGTGCGGCGGTATTTTAATCGGAGGAACCAATGAACAACACCTACCACGAAAACGACATCAAACAATGGGGTATCGACCGCAACCTAATCGGCCCCACCGGTCAGGCCACGCCAGAGACGCAGGTAAGCAAGTTGCGCGAGGAGGTGGACGAGATTGCGGAGGAAGTCGAAAAACGCGACAGGGACGCTCTAAGGCTGGAAATCGGGGACGCTTTTGTGGTCCTATGCCAGATTGCCGCCATGTGGAACATGACCGTGGAAGAATGCGCCGAAGCGGCCTGGCACAAGATCAAGGATCGCAAAGGCATGATGCTTGGCGGGAAATTCGTTAAGGAAGAAAATCTAAACGCCCTGAAGCTAGCCGGGTTTAGCGCGTATCAGGGCCGGATGTCTATCCAGGTGGCCAAACCTGACGAGCGGGACGCGGCTATCAGCGTGGCAAACGCTAACGGTCTGGAGCCTCGCAGTCAGTGGTTTGCGCAGCTCGGGTGTTGGGAGGTGTCGGTTTAATGGAGAGCGGGCCTAGCGCCCGCTTTTTTGTTTCAGGAAGGCGGTGATTCTGCTCAAAGCGTCATCGCAGCCATGTCCCACAATGACCTCATAACCTACCCGCTCAAGCTCTGGAATCACCTCTTTTTGAGCGGCGCTTAACCGCCCGCCTTTTTGCCGCTTCATTTCTACCCATAGCCGCCACTCTGGCACAAACAAATCAGGCACGCCCGGCAACAGGCCCTCAAGTGACAGCTTATGCGCTGTCACCTTGCCCCGCTTGCCGCCATTGGGTACAGAAAAGATAATCACGCCAGGCCACCGCTTTTTGAATTGACTGACAAAGTTGCGATGCTCGACATGCTCAGACGGGCAACTAGAACGGGATGCCTTCTTGCCAGTTGTCGCAGCCGGTTTCCCTGAAGTCTTCTGGAGGTTGGTCTTTAAACTCATCGCAGTATCCTGTTTTCCGGTTGTATTTATCACAGGTGTAACAGCAAATGGGCGCATTTACAGCGCCCATCCATGCCGAAACATCCAGCCTATGCGAGCCGTCTGTTTTCTTGTAGGCCATACTCTCTCCTAACAACTTTGTGATATTTTCCGTCCGGTTTGACCCATATCGCGGATGGCGATTCCGTGTATGGCAGCCGTTCAAGCGCTTCGTCTACGGTCATCTTCGGAGCGCCGTGCTGATCCATCCATTGCTTTGCCCTGGCTTCAGCATAACCGCCATGTTCAAGGCATACCCACTCGCTAAAAGTTCGCAGCCCACAATGGTAATCCACCTTTACGCTGTCCGGCTTGCCCATTTTCTTGTGCCGTGAGTAGGTGGCGAAATCGACTTCTATCCGCTCTGCCTTGACCTGGTTACTCAGTATCGGCGCGTCGCTTGCCTTGCCGTCAAAGTTTGGGGGCGGCGGTGGGAAGATGTAGCCGCAATCAGGGCACTCTCTGGAAGCTATCAGCAACAGGCTGTGACAATCCGGGCACTCTTTCACGGGTGTATCGCCTGGCTCGTCTCCGGCCATTTTAGCCGCCCTGCCTTTGATCTTATCGACTGGCCCATGCCGTGAACTGTTTTGGCCGAAATCCAGAACCAGGCAATCAGTCTTGCCTTGCGCTAAACGAGTGCCACGACCGCAAATCTGGACCCATAGGCCGGGCGATTTGGTGGGGCGAATGACCGCCAACAGATCCACCTCTGGCACGTTGAATCCAGTGGTCAAAACGTCGCAGTTTGTCAGGCAACGAATCTTGCCAGCTTTGAAGTCTTCGATAATCTGATCACGTTCGGCGTCTGGCGTTCCGCCGTGGATCATTTCGGCGCTGTAGCCACGCGCCCGGACCTCATCGCGTATGTGTTCAGCGTGTGCGACACTGACGCCAAAGGCAAGCCAGGACTTTCGGTCCTTGCCGTATTCGACAATTTCAGAGACAGCTTCGCGTGTGACCGCTTCCTGATCGACCGCCTCGGCAAGCCCCTTTTTCTGAAAATCGCCGCCAACGGTTTTCACGCCACTGGTATCTATTTGCGTGTGCATACCCTTGTGAATCAGTGGCGACAGATACCCCCATTCGATCAGGTCGGCAATACCAACTTCATAGGCAATGCGCCCGAATATCCGGCCATCGCCCTGATCTAGTCGCCCGGACTGCATACGAAAAGGCGTTGCCGTGTACCCGATGATCTTAACATAGGGGTTGGCCAGCTTTAGATCGTCCAGCAGCTTGCGATACATGCCCTCGGCTTTGTGCGGGATCAAGTGAGCCTCGTCAACAATGACAAGATCCACCGAGTCCATGTCGAAGCCGTTTTTGTAAACGGACTGAATAGAGGCAAAAACCACCTGCCCCGAAAAGTCTTTTTTCTTGCTGATGCTGGCAGACGCTATCGAGGTTTTACAGTGCGGCATGACCTCTTTCATCGTGTCGTGGTTCTGCTTTACCAGCTCCTTAACGTGGACTAGCTGCAAGATTCTGGTATCGGGCCATTGCTCGATAGCCTCACGGATGAATGTCGCCAGTACGGGGGCTTTGCCGCCCCCGGTTGGAATGACCACCAGCGGGTTACTGGCCCATGCTTCAAAGTGATCATAAATGGCGTCGATGGATTCGCGCTGATATTGGCGCAGGGCGAACGGGTTGGGGCGCGGGATGGTTGAGGTCATGGCGACACCCAAAAGTCATCTTGCGTTGATTCGCTTTCATTCTTGTCAAATATCGGGCACCTGATAAAATCAATCCCCTGGCCCTCAAGAATTTTTTTGAACCTGTCATCTGGACAGACAATCACAAATTTACTTATAGCGTGGCCGACAAAAAAATCATATTGCCTAATTTGTCTAATGGTTTCGCCAACATTTTTTATTTTTGATTTAACTTCAAATATTAATCTCTGGCCAGTGCTGGTGCTGACCAGTAAATCGGCATAACCGATGATGGTTTTGTATTGGCCCGTGCCCTTAGGTAGTGCCGCCTCCCATTCGGCATCTTCCACTTCGTATCCCATTTCCCCGGCGATTTCGTCTATGTTTTCATAGAGCCAGATCATTATCTGGTCATGCTCGTCTGTCATAAGATCGGAATCAACGAATCCCGCGTTACGCAAGTTTGCCTTATCTTTTCTGTTCATTTCACAACCTCCCCATCAAACTTCTCAATAATCGCCGTCGCATTCCCATCTAGCGCCCGGACATCTTCAGCCGCCGCAATGTTTCGGCTGCTAACCCCGCTATGGCTATCATCAGCCGCATTTATAAGGCCGTTCTCATAACTCATGGTGTGCGAGTCGGGGTCATATTCCTTGACCTTCAGCGGCATCACAGACGGGTTAAATAGATGATCCGGGCAAGCGTCTTTTTGGTCATCGGTGGTTAAATCTGTTTTATGGTGTTCGCAGAACCATGTACCGTCCTGGCGAGGCGTTACAAAGGCGCAGGATCGGCAGCTAACCTTTGGCGCTTTGTTGCCATGACACACATCGGAATAGTCGCAAAACTTGCACTTGAAAAAGGCCGGATCGGATGAAATGCCAGATAGCGGCTCTTCTGAAAACACAATACGCTCGGCTTTTTCTTCCAGTTGCTTTCCGACTGACGGCTTAATGTGGCCGCGCTCGACATACAGTTCATCGGTGTCCTTGTTTTTGGCCAGGTACAGGAACCGTGGCAATTCCTCCTTGTAGCCATAAATCTGCATCTGAGCGTAATGCTGTGGTTTTGCAGCTTCTACGCCCTTCTGCTTAAGCTCCTTAAACGACTTGGCGTTGTGGGTCTTCATTTCGACAACGTGCGGCTTTGAGCTGCCGGGTACGTCAATCGCTACCCCATCAAGCGAGCCGCCCGCATGGCCGCCCGCCATCTTGATTCGGATTTGCCGGCCTGTGTCGGGATCAACTTCCCAAACCTGACATCCGATTCCGCGAAGCTCTTTTACAAATCGGTCTTCTTCTAGCTGACCAGTCTCAAACAGCCGAAGCATTCGCCCGTCAAATGACGGCGGCAGAGTCCAGCGAAACGAGTACCAGAGCTTGCGCTCGCACTCATCGCCCAACAGTGAGCCGCCAAGGTGCGGGCGTCGCCAGTCGCCTTGCTTGCTCTCGTGGTATTGGTAGATTGCTGTTACGATTGGGTGGTCGGTTGGTAGTTTTGCCATGGTGTTCACTCCAGATTAAAAGGGGGCCGATTGGCCCCTGTTGTGGTCACTTCTGCCAAGGTTTTTTCGGCGCTGACTGTTGCTGCTGTTGCGGTGCGGCCTGTTGTTGCGTCTGCCCGCCGCCCAGCTTTTTATAGGCGCTGATTTCGTTCTGAGGGTCATACCCCTGAGACTGTCGAATCTTGACCTTAACTGACATCGGCTTGTCGTGGAGTTCGCTAGAGTCGTTCGGAGTCAGTACGCCAACCGCGTGACAGATAGCGGACAACTCGCGTTGCGCAATATCGACCGCCGTCTGGTTCGGGTTGTTAAGGTTCAGGCGGGCAAAAATCTTACGCCCGGTATATTCGCCGTCGCAGACCTCGAAAACCAGTTGCAGGTATTCGCCCATTCCGTTTTTAGTCGGTTTCATTTCCGAGTCCGTAATCATGGCGACGTAATCGCCTGCCGGAATCGGCTCGAAATCCATTTGCGGTTCTACTGCTTCAGCGTTAAATCCTTGCAAGTTCATAATGTTCACCTTTTTCGCTTGGTTGTTTATTGCATGGTTTCGTTCAGAGCGGCGTCAAAATCCGCCCATGAAAGATTAATGGTTGGTGGCAAGTTGTAGCGGTTGCCCGCCAGGTAGGCCGGAGAGCCCTCAAGGCGCAACTCACGCTGACCGCCATCAATGCCCCGGAATCGTTCGCCGCTTTCGGTCTTTTTGGCGAATACCTTTTTGGTGGCGAAGCCGATGATATCCGCCCATTCGTTGAGCAGAGACAGAGCGCCAGAGTTGCCAGATTTCGGCTCGTGGAGCTTCATCTTGTAGCAGTCATACGCCTCGCTTTCGGGGTCATTAATGGTCACGATGCGGCTGTGACAGATCATGCCGATTATCATGCCGCGAGTGGCGGATAGGTGATCCAGAGCGCCCAACAGCTTGCGCCAGTAGTTCAGCGCCTCGGAGTAGCCCTTGCCGTATCCGCCGGCTGCAAGCTCGATGGTTTTGACGTTGTGATCCTGGCACACCTTGTCGTGAATCAGGCGCTCAAGCCAATCGGCGCTATCAATAACGACCGTGCGGAAATCGTGTTCTTCGTTTTGCAGTGACTCAATGGCCTCGAAAACCTGAGATAGATCCGTGGCCAGCGGGAACGCTTGCGCGTCGATACCGGCCAGGCCATCTTCCGTCTGAATAAAAATGGTGTCAGGAGCCTGAGCGAAAAACGTAGACTTGCCCACCTTTTCGCTGCCATGAATGATCATGCGCGGCGGCTTTGCGTGTTTGGTTTTGGTGATGTGTGCAAGCGAAATAGCCATTATACTTTCTCCACTTTGATTGACGGCTTGCCCGGCTTGGCGGTAATCGCCTCGCTGACCAGTCGATAGATTTCGGGTTCGTTATCGCGCAGATATTTGAGGCCGCGATTGTCCAGCGATGGGCGGTACTTAACTGGCGACAGATTGGATGGGATCTTGCCGGACACGCTATCCCATGCCGCCTCGTCAATCGTGCGATTCATGCGTCCGGTAATGGTGACTTTGTAGCCGTCCGGCTTGACGGTCTGGCTACCCTCTTCCTTGCAGCCGTATTCCTCGACAATCTTTTGCTCAGCTTCAATCCGAGACTCCCTTGCCTCATCTTCACGGCTTTTTGCTTCCAGCCATTGGGCGAACAAATCCATAATGTACCTCGTTCGGTTGGTTGTTCGGTTGGTTTGTGTCGGCGCTTTGTTGCGCTGACGTTTGCTATATTAGATTTGACGTTGTAGCATGTCAACACCCTGACAGATAATTTTCCACAACGGAGTAAAAAATGCTGACATTAATGGAAATTGCCGAAAAGCTGAGAGACCGCCGATTGAGCGTTGTTGCCGAGGCGACTGGCCTGCATTACAACACCATCAAAAGCGTAAGGGACGGCGCTAATCATCGGCCAAGCTATGAAACCGTAAAAGCCCTCTCTGACTACCTGACAAAGTAAGGCGGCAACATGGACATGAAACAGCACGCGCTCGAATACGCGGCGCGGGGATGGGCGGTTTTTCCTGTTCACACGCCAACGGCTAACGGGAAATGCTCATGCCACCGCCACAACTGCGAGCGAATCGGCAAGCATCCGAGAATCGGCAGCGGTCGAAATGGCGCAACGACTGACCCCGATATGATTGATCGGTGGTGGTCAACCTGGCCAGACGCCAATATCGGTATCGCCACGGGCAAAGAGTCCGGCCTGATTGTTTTGGACGTAGACGACGGCGGCGAAGACTCTCTAACCGGCAAGCCGCTGCCCGATACCGTAGAGCAGATCACCGGATCAGGTGGCCGCCACCTGGTCTACAAGCGCCCGGACGATGACAACCGGTATAAAACTCGCGTGCGGTTTATGCCGGGACTCGATAGCCGGGCCGATGGAGGCTATATCGTGGCCCCGCCATCGTTGCACGAATCCGGCAATCGGTACGATTGGGAGGGCAGCTCTGACCCGACAGAAGGCGTTGAGCCGGTGGACCCGCCTCAGTGGTTTGTGGATGCCATTGGCGAAGCCCCGCTTGATAGTTCGGCCAACCCGGCCCCGGAATGGAACCCTGACGGCGATTTGCCAGAGAACATCATGGAGATTCTGTCCTATATCCCGGCAGAGGATTATGAGGTCTGGCGTGATACCGGCATGGCCTTGCACTATGAAGATCCGGCAGATGGCCTAGAGATATGGGACTGGTGGAGCGGGACCGCCGCCAACTATTCCCCCGATGCCGTAAAGCGTGAATGGCGAAACTTTTCGCGCCGTGGTCATGCCGTCGCCAACCCCATTACCGTTTCCACCATCATGCGCCTGGCAGAACAGCACGGCTGGACTGACCCGGCCATTGAGCATGGGGCAGAGGTGGCCAATCGACTGATTGAGAGTCACCAGAGATCAGTTACCGAACAGCTGACAAGCAAAGCGCCGAAACCGGCTACGATTGAAGCGCCGGAAATGCTGCCGCCTACCGGGCTGATTCGCGGCATTGCTGATCGAATCCTTGAAACCAGTATCAGGCCGCAACCTCGACTGGCTGTTGCCGCCGCACTGGCCTTTGTGGGCACGCTGGCCGGGCGCAAGTATCGGACAGAAACCGGCCTGATGAGCAACGTCTATGTGGCAGCCTTGGCGCAATCCGGCCACGGCAAGGATCACGCCCGAAAGGTGATTAACAATCTGGTGACTCAGGCCGGAGTGGATGACTACCTTGGCGGGGACGCCATCGCATCCGGCCAGGCGGTTATATCGGCGCTCGTTCGCCACCCCTCAAAGCTGTTTATGCTTGACGAGTTCGGCAAGTTTTTGGGGGCGCTGACCGGCCAGAAAGCCGCCCCACACCAGCGAGACATAATCACCAAACTGATGATCCTGTACTCGTCTGCCGGATCGGTATATCGGGGCACGGAATACGCAGACCAAAAAGAGCGCCCGCGAGAGGACATTGTAAACCCTAACGCCTGCGTTTACGGGACATCGGTTGCGGAGAACTTTTGGGGCGCAATGTCAAGCTCTGAAGGTGGTGACGGCACCATGTCCCGGCTTATTGTGGTAGAAGCAAAGCCGCAAAGGCCAAAGCGACAGCGCCCAGGTATGGGGTCTGTCGATCCCGCCCTGGTTGACGCGATAGCCGATCTGGCGAACTATTCGCCCGGTGGCGGCAACCTTTCAGGCCGTGCTGGTGCAGGCGTCGATGAGCAATCGCAGACCGTGCCCATGACGAGCGCCGTGTTCAAGGCGTGGGAGGATCTTGATGATGACATGACCGAAAACATGACCGACGGCATTAGTGCCTCGATCTATAGCCGGGTGGCTGAAAACGCCGCCAAGTTGGCCATGATCTATGCCGTGTCATTGGATCATCACGCGCCGGTCATTGATGACGATGCTTTTTTGTGGGGGCGTGAGCTGGCGCTATGGTCGGCAAACACGCTCATGCACAACATTGGCCGCAACGTGGCAGACAACCAGCAGGAGGCTAGCTATAAGCGGGTAATGAACCACATTCACGACAATGTAGAGATCAAGCGCCGGGATCTGATGCGCAAGTGCAAGTTTCTCAAAAAGCGCGAGCTGGATGAAATCGTGTCGCTTGCCCTGGAAGCCGGAGAAATCACCATCGAAAACCGGAAAGGCAACGCCGGGCCGGCGGCGACTTTCTATGTGTCAGTTGACAACACACCCGAACCTGGCACAGAATGAACGCACCTACCGCAAGTTGCTGTTTTTATTGAAAAACTTGGCAACTTGTCACTAACCTGTCAACCGCAATGGGTGACAGGTTATCCCCTTGATTTGCAAGGCAAAATTACTACCTGTCAACTGTTCCCGCCATTTTATACTAGGAAGAAATACCCCTATACCTATGGGAACAGTTGACAGGTAGTATATCTCTTCTTTTTTTTTCTTCTATCTCAACTACTTACTTAAAAATAACCCGTCACCAACCCGTCACCAAAAACATTTACCCGTCACCAACTGAAAAAACCCACTTGCACCCACACCCATTCCATGTATAATTAGAACTATAGAGACACGGCAACGGAGAGAAACGAAATGGCCAAGAAAGAAACCATCTACATCGTCAGCAACGAAGACAACCTGATCATCCGCGCCAGCCGCACTTATCTTGCTGCGCTGGAGCATTCAACAAAATTGGAAGACGGCAGCTTTTACCTCTGCACTTCCGAGTTCAACGGACTGAAGAAAGGCGACCCGATCAGCAACATCGAGAGCTTTCTGTGATGGAGGCTCTCAACAGCAAACCGGCAAGCACCCTGAAGATTGGAGACACCATTCAAGTCTGGTGGGGCGCTAAGCGGGCAACCGTGACTGGCTTTCGCTCGCATAGCAGTCAGCAAGCAGGATGGACCGTTGCGGATTTTGCAGACGGCGTGTCCATGACCATTACCCCAAACATGAGAGTTAAGGAGATCGCATGAAATCAACCGGCAAAACCCGAAGCATCTACATCCACCAGGAAGACTACGATTACCTGGGGCGCATCGGCAACGGCTACGCTGACGGACTCAGGAAAGCCGTGGAGGCGCATAAGTGGTTGAGGGCGGCGAATGGTACTGGTGAGGGTGAAAAGGGCGTTAGAGGTGACGAGAGGGGGGGGGTCACAGAAATGAAGCATACACCGACGCCGTGGGCGTGGGCAGGAAACGACATTGAGGCCGGCGAATACGGACAGACCGACGTAATGGCTCCAGAGGTAGCATGTGGAATGTATTGCCAAGGCGGTATGGTCGATCTGAACATCTCTCAGGATGACAAGGATTATATCGTCAAGGCGGTTAACTATCATGATCGGCTGGTTGAGGCTTTGCGCCAGACAACCGAAGAGCTTGCCGACGAGATCCAAGGGAAGTACAGCGAGGACGATCTCAAGTATCCGTCAATGCAACGCAGCTACCGTGCGGACATTGATCAAGTAAAAATCAACGAAGCA